GTAAAACATGGAGATGGTACTGTCTACACTGTAAGAATGAACTCAGATGATCCTCAAGCATTTATGCCTGTGAAATATTTGAAACCAGGACAACAATGGGGTAAATTATTCTCTCAATATGAAGAAGCTGCTGAGCAATCAGGTTCAACTGTTTTCAGTTTACCAATTGCTTTCAGAAACAGAATGTCTAAGTATCGTAAAGAATACAGAATAACTGACTATGCTTCAACTGAAGTTTTAGCTGTAGCTATTCCTGATTCTAAAGGTGCTTATCACAATTCATGGATGCGTTATGCTGAAGTTGAATATTGGCAACAATGGTACAGAGAGGTAGAGAGAGGGTATTGGTACTCAAGATCTGCAGATACTGTATTAGGAGCTAATGGAAGACCAGTAAGAATGGGTCCTGGAATTCAAGAGCAATTAGAAGATTCACATCAACATAGATATTCTCACTTAACTGCTAAGTTAATTGAAGAGTATTTACAAGATATTTTCTATTCTCGTGTTAAGCCAGGTGCTGGAAGACAGGTTAAAGGTTTCACAGGAGAGTATGGAATGTTACAATTCCACAGAGCTATCCAAGATTGGCAAAACAAATCAGGTTTCATTAAAAATATTGAGGTATATACTAATAAAGTAACTAACTCAGTACACACTAATGCACTTGAAGCAGGTTACCAATTTGTAAAATATAACATGGCCAATGGTGCTTCTCTTGAGTTAATTCACAATCCTCTTTATGATGATAGAGAGATTAACTTTGAAATTGATGAAGTTACAGGTTTCCCAATTGAGTCTCAAAGAATTACATTCTTAGACTTCTCAGGAGAATCTAAAAACTCAAACATCAAAATCATGAACAAGAAAGATGGTTTTGCCTTTACTTATGTTGAAGGTATGTATGGTCCTTATGGTCCTAAAAATGGTGGTTCTTCTGCACACTCTGGTTCTTACTATGAAATGCACGTTGAAAAATCATGTGGTATCCATATCCATGACATCACTAAATGTGGAGAATTGATCTTATCTCGTAACTAAGATTCCTTATATAACTATTAAAAGCTCCTGTAACAGGGAGCTTTTGGTGGTAAAGGGAAAAAGGTTTCCCCAAAAATAAGTTCATTAATTTAAAGAGAAAAAATTATGGCATCAGTAAAAGTTGAAGTCAGACCTATTGAGTCTAAAAGATGGCACAACAAGACAGGTCAAGAGTCTTTCACAAGACCTAAAAAAATCCAGGCTTTGGTAGATGGTAGTACAATGAAGTATGCTACAGGCCTATCAGACCAGGACAAAAAAGATTTAGTCAAAAAAGGAGTTAGTTATGATTTAACAGATAACTACAATTCTGAAACACCTCATCCATTTTGGGATTCAGGTATGGCAATTATTAAACTAGAGAACAATACGATGTTCTTTGATGCAGACAATGCTTTAGACTTTATTAGAGTTAAAGTAATGAAAGCAAGTAAGTATGTTGCCAATTCAATGGCAGAATATGATTTAGGTATGTGGCCAGAAGCTACTCATGTTATTTTTGATGAAGCAGAACAAGCTTCAGTAATGGCAAGTAAAGTGGAAACCAAGAATACTGCAATCATTGAAGCTTCTAAATTATCATTAGATAGAAAAGTACAATTGATACTTGTATTGGGTGGTAAAAATATGAAGAACCAATCAGCAGACTTTGTGGCTGTAGAATTGGATAAGATCATTACTAAAGATGCAAGTGAGTTCTTAAGATATTTGAATATGGATAAAAAACAAACAGCATCACATGCTCTTGTTTTAGAAGCATTGCAAAAATCTGTATTAAGAAGAGAAGGTCAAAGAATCTTCCACATGGATTCTCCATTAGGTATTGATGAAATTGAAGTTGCTGAATACCTTTCAAAAGAAGAGAATCAGGATATTAAAATGTTGATATTGTCTAAGATTAATAACTAAGAGTTATGACAACCAGGGAAATGCACTATGACTTCAAAATGAAGTTTAACAAAATAGACAGTCAGAAAAACAAGAACCTATTGGTTCCTGAAATAGATTGGCTTCTTAATGAGGCTGCTGAACTTTTTGTTAAAAGAGTTGCTGCTCCTAAAGCTGATAATGGCCTTGGTTTTGAAATGTCTCAAAGATTAATTGATGATATTAAAAGTATTGTTATAGGAGGTACATGGACTCCTGTAGTAAATAATGTTATTGCTTTACCTTCTGACTACTTATATTTTGTAAGATGTAGAGTAAAGCTTTCAAAAGGAAATTGTAAAGGAGAAGAAGGGATTCTTTTCATTAGAGAACACAATGATATCTTTGAAGAAAGTCAATTCTATAATGGCTCTTTTGAATGGAGAGAAGTTAATGGAGTTTATGAATCTCAAGGTATCCAATCTTTTACAGATGGAACCTTTACAATAGATGAAGCAAAATTGTCTTATATACGCAAAATGGTTTATATGCATAATGCCCAAGATTTTGGAACATTAGGTACATATAACCACCCCTCAGGTGTCACCTTAACAGGTACTGTGAATTGTGATCTCCCAGACCACACCCATAGGGAAATTGTTGATATAGCAGTGATGCTTGCTGCAAGTGAAGTGCAAACTTCAGACTTACAAGCTAAGGTAAGTAAGTTAGGTTTTAATCAGATTGTTTAATAAATAAAAACTAGAAATTATGAGTAATCGTAACAATGACGTTTTTCAAGTATTACCTACAAGTGGTAATCAAGCTTTGGCTACAACAGGATCTACTGTAGATGCTTTGTTACCAGGGCAATTAGGAGTTTTTGATGCTAACACAGGTTTAGCTTATGCAACTGCAGTCCCTGTAGGAACTAAAGCTATTACTTTAGCTGTTGGTGTTGGTACTGGGTCTGTTTTATCAGACATCAGAACTTCTGCTGGTCAATTCATCCAAACTAAAGGTATTACAGATTTAACCTTTAAACCTCACACTGCAGGTCAACCTATGAAGGTTACTGTAGGTAGTTTTAAAGCTGAATGTGATACTGAGTATGGAGTAAGAATTGAATTCCGTAATGCAAAAATCAACAGAATACAAGGTTACAACCAATTTAGCAAAGCTTTCTTGGTAACAACTCCTTGTTGTGATGATTGTGCTGAAGGATGTGGTTCTTTAGATGCTAATGTATTGACTCAGTTATTTATAGCTGGTATCAACTCTGACATCTCTAAATTAGTTTTAGCTCAAGCTGTTGCAAGACAACCTTTGACTATTGCTACTCATGGAACTTCTGCTAACTATGCTACAGGTGCTGTAGTTTCTGCTGCTGATGTTGCACAATTAATTGTGTTTAACTCTACTGCTTTAGCTGCTAATCAAGTATTTGCTGATTTTCAATTAGTAAGTCAACCTTTAGCAATTGGAACTTATTGTTCTATCAACTTACATTATTACAAATTATTGGAAACAGTTTTAATTGTTTCTTTGATTGAAGGTTTTGGATGTTCAGGAGCAACTACTATTAACCAATACCCAGTGTATGAAGAAGGTAGTGGAATTAATATCCAACAAAAAGAATACCATGCATCAGGATGGGCTGGTTCTGGGCCTTACAAATTGTCTCAAGTAACAGGTATGGGGTATGAAAATATCAACTATCTTTCTGTAAAAGGAACTACTTATGACCAATTTATTGTTCAGTACAACCAAACTTCTGAAGCTGGATGGCAAGAATACAGTAACAATTTAAGTACTGTAATTGCAATCCCTGAAGCTGACACAGTAACAAGACAAGCTGTTGCAACAATCTTTAACTCTTTCTTATCTGTTGCAGGATTTGATAGTTTGATTGATGATGCTGCTGCTGCTAGCACTAACCCTGCTGTAGTTGAGCCTGTAGTTACTTCTGCTGCTACTGATGGTATAGCATAAGGAAACTTAAAATAAAGCTATTTAATAAAACATCTCTATTTTTATAGAGATGTTTTTTTTATTTTGTATATTTGACACTTAAAACACTTTCCCATGGCTTTGAATTACACATACTTAAAATACAAAGACACATACACACTTAAAAATAATGGAAGTGTGACTCTTACTTACTCTGTAAGTAAAGTGACTTGTGAGGCAACTACTGAAATAAAAACAGGTACAATCTTACCTGGGCAAACTACTGCTTTAAATTTTATTGTAGATGGAGTTTACTCTGTCTACCTTGCTTCTTCTACTGAAGATGGGAACCCTTTCTTAATTAAACACTACAATAATTTACTTACTTCTTTTATCTCAATGGTAGAAGGAACAATCTGTGGATGCAGTAAATGTAATGACTGTGATGAGTGTAATAAGTGTGATGATTATCTTGGTGCCTTTATGAAAGCTCAGGCTTTTGCAGCAGTTAATTACCCTGTGTATCAAGGTTATATGACTCAAATTACTCAAGACTCTATTTGTGTATTTACAGAAGAAGTTCTTTGTAATTTGTTACATGAAAAAGTTTATGGTAATGCAAATGTAAAAGATGTAATGTTGAAACTTATTGGTTTTTACTACTTAAGTTTTTATTATGAAGATAAGTTTTTAGCAATAGATGAAGAAGAAAAATTATATATCACAACTAAATACAAGTTTGATAAGATAGCAGCATGTATGAGAAAGTTAGGTATTATGCCTACAGACCCTTTGTACATGACTACTACAACTACTCAACCTCCTGTTACAACTTTGCCACCTACTACAAGTACAAGTACAACTACTACAAGTACAACCACTACTACAGTGCCACCTACAACTAGTAGTACAACAAGTACAACTACTAGTAATCCTTGTGCATTAGCAGGGACAGCAGTATTAGTAGCACCAATTACCACAACAACAGTAGTACCAACTACAAGTACTACTACAGTGCCTACAACAACTACTTTAGCTCCTACTACCACTACTACTCCTACTACTACAACAACTGTAGGACCAACTTTACCATGTGTGTCTTATACAGCTGTAAGTGCAGGTGGAGGACCAGGTTTAGTTACTTATTTTGATTGTGCTGGAGAATTTCAAGATATTCCTATAAGCAATGAAACAATACATTTCTGTGCACAACAAGGAACTGCAAATGTAAGTGCTGGAATATCATTAATTAATAATGGTCCTTGTACTACAACTACAATACCCTTGCCAGCATTAATTTCTCTTAGTCAAATGACTAGTGGTTGTCCTGCTAGTGTGAGTACTTATCCTTATGATGTAACTTTAGATCATTACCCTCTTCAAGTTGGTTCTGTATTATCTGGAGGATTACCTCCTCCTAATAGTGGAGGAACTGCTTTTTATTACACAAGTCCTTATTTTGGAATTCAATTTGATTCTAATGGAATAGTAACAGCAGTAAATGATTGTATAAGTCAAATAGCGTAATATAAATTATTAAAGAAAAAGACATGACAGTTTTAATTACATTGACAACAGCAGGAAGTTTAACAGGTCCTTTTAATTTGTATACAAATATAGATGGTTTTGTAACTCCTTTTGAAACAGGGGTTGCTAAATCAGTTTTAGTAG